TAATGTCAGCGAGCATATTTTAAGAAGTTTAACCGAACATATCAGACAAGGAGGAACAGATTTTAAATATGCCCCGAAGGGAGAAGCAACTGTCTATGGTCAACTTAAAATTATTGATAATAAAGCCGGCGACATATTAACTCGAGATTCTATTAGAGAAGCAATTAAAAATAATGATCCTCGCTTTAGAGAATATGTAACAAAATGGGATCAGTTAAAAAAATTAAGAGAAACTCCTTTTACCCATCCGCTCACTAGAGAAACAATGACTTTAGCAAAAGCTCTTGATAAAGGAACAGGAGTGAAGGGAGCTCTTCATTTAGATCATATACGGGATGTCAAAATAAGCCCTCTTAATGATTTACAAATTGTAACATGGAAAGCGAACATGGCTAAGATGATGGATTTAACCACCAAAGAAGCAAAACTATTTGGAGTTAAGACGGTTGTTCCAGGTGGAACGAGTATTGTTGGGCCACAAATATCGCCTGCAAAACAACAAGCCGATTTAATTAAATTTGCAACAGACTTATTAAAAAAAGGAGGAACGAGAGAGGTTTTAAAACCTAAAGCTCATCTTGATCAATTTCTTACTATTTTTAATAAAGAAAAATATGGCGTCCAAAACAATATTGCTAATGCATTGAATTGTGGAAAATCGGAGGGGGGAAGAATTGGTTATGCGCTGGGAACCGCAACTATAGCCTGTGTTAATCAAAAACTGACGAACGAACCGGTTCAATCTTCAATGAGATTAAGGGTTGCAGAAGGAGTGGGTAAAATTAAACCTGCAGCCACAAACTTTTTAAAACTATTGGGTAGAGGCGGAGTGAAAGCTGCGCCGCTCGCAGCACTTGCTGCGGTAGGTGCAGGTATAGAACCGTTAGTGAAACAATTTGTAATTGATGATCCAACTACTTATTTAACAGACGAAGGTCAGATGAAAGGAATGCTTCTTGCAACAATTGAAGGAGAAACTCCAAAAGTTGATGAAGAAATTTTAAAATGGCAAATGCCAGCGTTAGGAGCAGCGACAGCTGCAGGCGCGATTCCCGGTGCCGGAGAAGCGTATCTTGATAGATTAACCGGGAGAGGTCCAGCAGGACCTGCTGGTACAAAAGCACTAGCAACCATTCCCAATAAACCTGTTGGTAAAGTTAGAGCAGCTTTAGGAATTAAAGGTGTTTTAGGAAAAGCTCTTGGAGCAACTTTTTCTCCTTTAGCAGTAGCAGCTACAACTCCTTTGCATATTGCAGCTCAAAGAAAAGAAGGAACGGAGTGGGGAGACATTGCAACCGATCCTTCTCATTGGTTTGGACCCGCGTTCGCGAGTACAGGAGCTGAAATGGCATCTAAAGGAATTAAGAATCCAATGTTGTTAAAAGCATTAAGAATGGGAATGAGTCCCCGAACCCTGAGCCTTGTCTCAAGAAGATTTGGTATACCCGGCCTGGCGATCAGTGCAGGACTATGGGGCTATGATAAATGGAAAAACAGATCAATCAATGATGACGAATAAAACATTAACCAAAAATATGCCTAATGTGAAATGGAAGGAGATTCCACCTGTAAAAGGTCCTAATCCACAAGGGTTGAATGTCCCTTTAAAACAAGTTAAAAGTGTGTTAAAATCGGAGAAAATTAATGGCAGACAAAGATAACATCGACAAGGCTCTACCGAACGTAGATTCAGAAGTCGTATTACCTAAAGAAGAAATCGTTGTAACTGAAGAAGATAAACTATCGGAGGTAACTCCAGATGGTGCTGAAGTTATTATGGATGAAGAAGGTGGAGCGGAAGTTAATTTCGATCCCATGTCCCAGCAACAGGTTACTCAAGATCATTTTGCCAATATAGCTGAATTACTTCCAGAAGATGTCTTAGGTCCGCTCGGCTCCGAATTAAATGAAAATTACATGCAGTATAAGACTTCCCGTAAAGACTGGGAAGATACTTATACCAAAGGCTTAGATTTATTAGGATTTAAATATGTAAATCCAACCCAACCGTTTCAGGGAGCAAGTGGTGCAACGCATCCCGTGCTTGCTGAAGCAGTCACCCAATTTCAAGCGCAAGCTTATAAAGAACTTCTTCCAGCCATGGGTCCGGTACGGACTCAGGTTTTAGGAAAACCGAGCAGACAAAAAGAAGAACAGTCTATTCGTGTTAAAAATTTTATGAATTACCAACTCATGGATGTTATGAAAGAGTACGAACCCGAGTTCGATCAAATGCTCTTTTATCTACCGTTGGCAGGTTCAGCTTTCAAAAAAATTTATTACGATGAACTTTTAGGAAGAGGCGTATCTAAATTTGTACAAGCTGACGATTTAATTGTCCCGTATACGGCTACCTCATTAGCCGATGCGGAGGCGGTTATCCATGTTATTAAAATGTCAGAAAATGACTTAAGAAAAAAACAGGTTGGAGGCTTCTATCGAGATATCGAAGTGAAACCTGGCTATGATCAGGAAACTGAAGTTGAAAAAAAGGAAAGACAACTTGAAGGAATTCGAAAAACAAGAGATGAAGACGTTTTTACAATTCTTGAATGTCACGTTAATTTAGATATTGAAGGGTTCGAAGATATGAAAAATGGAGAACCTACAGGAATTAAACTTCCTTATATTGTGACAATTGAAGAAGGATCAAGACAAATTTTATCGATCAGACGAAATTATAAACAAGAAGATCCATTAAAAACTAAAATACAATATTTTGTTCATTTCAGATTTTTACCTGGAATGGGTTTTTATGGTTTTGGATTAATTCATATGATTGGCGGTTTATCGAGAACAGCAACAACTGCTCTACGTCAATTATTAGATGCAGGAACACTAAGCAATCTCCCTGCAGGTTTTAAACAACGTGGAATACGTGTAAGAGACGAGGCCCAAGCAATACAGCCCGGCGAATTTAGAGACGTGGACGCTCCTGGTGGAAACATCAAGGACGCTTTTATGACTTTACCTTTCAAAGAACCATCACAGACATTGTTGTCGTTGATGGGAATTGTTGTCCAAGCAGGACAAAGATTTGCCGCCATCGCTGATATGCAGGTCGGAGACGGCAACCAACAGGCCGCTGTTGGTACGACCATTGCTCTGTTAGAGCGAGGCTCCAGAGTCATGTCGGCGATCCACAAAAGATTGTTTGTGGCGCTTAAACAAGAATTTAATTTGTTAGCGGGCGTATTTAAAACTTATTTACCTCCTGAATATCCTTACGATGTAGTAGGAGCACAACGAAATGTAAAAGTTACAGACTTTGATGACAAAGTAGATATTGTTCCCGTAGCGGATCCAAATATTTTTTCTCAATCTCAAAGAATTTCAATGGCTCAAACAGAATTACAACTTGCTCAAGCGAATCCACAAATGCATAATTTATACGAAGCGTTTTATGCTATGTATAGTGCGATCGGAGTCAAAGAAATTGATAAAATTTTACCTCCTCCACCTCAACCAACGCCTTTAGATCCGGCAATAGAGAATATTATGGCCTTAACCAGCAAACCTTTTCAAGCTTTTAAAGGTCAGAATCACCAAGCGCACATTACATCTCATTTAAACTTCATTTCTACTAATTTAGCTCGAAATAACCCGACGATTTTGGGTGCTTTGGAAAAAAACTGCTTTGAACACATTTCAATGATGGCTCAGGAACAAGTTGAAGTCGAATTTAGAGAAGAAATAATGCAATTACAACAAATGCAACAACAAGCACAACAAAATCCAGCTATGCAGCAGAATCCTCAGTTTCAGCAACAAATAATGCAGATTTCTATGAAAATTGAAGCTAGAAAAGCAACTTTAATTGCTGAAATGATGCAAGAATTCAAAGATGAAGAAAATAAAATTATGGGTCAGTTTGGAAATGATCCAATTGCTAAATTGAAAGCAAGAGAACTTGATTTAAAAGCAATGGACGATCAAAGAAAACGAGACGAGGGCCAAGACAAGATTAATTTAGACAAATCTAAACAATTAATGGGTCAAGAACAGTTTGAAGATAAACTTGAACAGAATGAAGACCTGGCTGAACTCAGAGCTGATACTTCTATTCAAAAACAACAAATGGCTAATCAGGTCAAAGTATATTCTGATAGGATGAAACGTAAAGATGTTAAAACCTTGAAAGGCCCAAGAAGATAGGATACAAACTAATAAGGAGAAAAATATGGCAAAAACAGAAGTAGGATACCCAGAAGGCGGCAAAAAGTATAAAGGTGCGCCTGACAATGTGGGACAAGACCCTAGAGCTAATATTGTAACTAATGCCTTTACACCCGGACAAAAAATAGACAAAGGAACAAAGGTTACAGTTAAAGGCACAGGTAAAGCTAGAAAACAAACAGCAACCTGGTTCTAATATGTGGTTTGGTCTAGCGAAGATGGCTCTCAAAACGGGAGCTCATGTATATTCCAATAGACAACGAACAAAAGCCGCAATGTCAGATGCTGCTTTGCTTCATGCGGAACGCATGGCCCGGGGTGAGGAATCTTACCAGGGCAAACTTTTAGAAGCGCGGCAATCAGATTTTAAGGACGAAATCGTTCTTATCATTATTTCGGCGCCCATAATCGTGCTCGCCTGGGGAGTCTTCAGTGACGACGCGCAAATGATGGCCAAGATCGATCTTTTTTTTCATCATTTTGGCTCACTGCCGATATGGTTCCAAACTTTGTGGATTACCGTCGTAGCGAGCATTTTTGGGATTAAGGGAACACAGGTGTTCAGAAATGGTGGAGCAAAGAAGAAATAGACTTGCATTTAGAAGTAAGTTATATTAACAACTAACAAGGAAAACATTATGGCTAAAAAGAAATGGAAAAAAAGATTAAAGAAATTAGCTAAAGCTGCCATTATCGGTGGCGCACTTTACGGTGGAGCTAAACTATTAGGAAGAGGTAAAGGAGAAATTTCTTCTAATAGACCCTCTGGAATAGATGCTGCACTGGTAGCTTCAAAAGCTAAAGCTCCAGCAGCCGTAGCAGATACAACAGGAAGTTATTTATCTAGAATGGGTGGAGCAGGTGATAGAGCAACTCAATTAGCAAACCAAGTCAAAAGAGCTAATCAGTCAAAGATAGTTAGAGGTATAGCGCCTCCTTCTGAACTTATATCTACGGCACGTCCTAATAGATTTAATAGACTTAAAGGTGGCGGAATCGCTAAACGCGGAACCGGAGTTGCTTTAAAACATGGCGGCCGAACAGGTAAACAATTCGGTGGTGGTCTAGGTAGTACCGCACGAAGAGACATGCGTTCAGGATATTATCCTAGTGACATGGGAATGCGTGGTGGAACAATGTACAAAAAAGGTGGTCGCGTTAAATCCATGGG